GCCAATGGGTGGCGGGTTTTCTGGCACATTGAACTACGGCCCACAAAGCGGTACAATGGGTGTCAACTATGAGCAAGACGGTTTCAATGCTTTTGTTAATGCTCCTGTGCCTGAGCGAATGCCTGAGCGAACCGCTAGTGTTAAGGGCTTGCTCGACAGCATCACAGCCGGTTTCCGATACACAAGGAACTTCTGACATGGCTGAAGGACTTTTAGGACTAGGGCTGTTACCAGAACGTGCTGAAATTAAACGCGGTCTTTTAGACTTCTTGGGAATTGATAGCAAACCTTCTCAGGACATAGTCTCTGAGCTTACCTCATACATAAATAGTAATTTTCCAGCATCCAAGTATCCAGCCGCACGGGCAGCTATGTTGGGAACTATAGTTTCAGAGGCTGGCGAAGACATGAGATTCGATCAGGAACAACTTAGTGGTGGTCCCGGATACGGTTTGTTCCAAATGGAGAGACCCCACTACAGAAGGTACGTAAAAACGCCCAAAGGAACCAAAATATATTCGAGACTTAAACCTACTGAGGCAGAGAAGGCAAGGGGCTTTAAACCATACTTAGACACAGTTGGAGCAAGGTACAATAAGTTTTTAGAAAATAACAAACTACAAGATTCTGCACAATCTCAAATTAAATTCATGTCCGACAGGATCAAAAAAAATAACCAAGTTATGGAAGCCTTTAAATCATCCGATCCGTCTAAAGCAATAGACGCTCTCACTGGTCAGATAATTAAACCCAGAGCTTATCTAAACAGATCAACAAGACAGGCTGAGCTTAACCGTAGGCGCAGAGCGGCTGGAAGATTTTAGATGGAAGGCGGCATAGACATACGGCTGGTGGTCACCGTTGCAGGTATCCTGTTCAGCGTGGCCGGAGCCAGTGCCGTTGCCAAGATGCAGATCAAGCAGTTGGTAGAAAAGCTGGAAGACATTGAACAACGTATGCGTAAGATGGACAGCCGTGAAGACAAGTTGGCTACGTTGACCGAGACGCAGGAGCAGAGGATAAACATCTTGGCAAAGATGGCAAGTCCAGAAAACCTACGCAGGGACCATATGCAGCTATCAGAGCTTTTGACTAATGTCAAACAGTTAGAAAAATTCTGTGACAGGTTATATGCTATGCACAATGGCAAGCACCCGCCTGTATCAGACACAAGAAAGGCAGACTGATGGGTATACCCTTTGAACTGATCACCATGCTAGGCTCTGGGCTGCTGTCCGGGGTGATGACACTGTGGAGCCAGAACCAGAAGTCTAAGCAGGAAGCCTTCCAAAGGGCTATAGACGGCCTTGCGGCGCAGTCACAGGCTACAGACTTGGCTAGGAGGTACGAGAATAAGGGCTTCCAAATTACGCGCAGGATCATAGCTCTGATGGCCGTCTTCGCGGTAATTGTGTGGCCTAAGATGGTTGCTGTGTTCTGGCCGGAGATACCCGTTAATGTTGGGTACACAGAATTTAACCCCGGCGCATTGTTTGGACTTTTCGAGGGGTCCGAGTCAATCAAGTGGCAGAGCCTTAAGGGTCTGGTTCTAACACCGCTGGACACTCATCTGCTCAGTGCTATCATAGGATTGTACTTCGGTGCTTCAATGGTGAAGAATGCAAAGTAATGTATCTGAATCTGAGGACACTTGCATAACCTGCGTGTGTCAGTCGGAAAAGTGCCACTGCCCGGAACCCTGTTCCCACTGCGATTGCGGAGACTGTCACTGTAAGCAAATGTATAAGCGCAGCAGCGGCTGGGGAAAACCAACGGTTTCTATGGAGTAACAATGTGGAAGTATTGGTGTAAGGCTATCGGGTCTAAATCATTTGAAGAAGACGATAAGGCAGACAGGGTTGCGGTAATTAGAACTGTATGGGTTATTTTGCATATGGTAACCTGCTTTGCCATAATTGCCAACGCCTGTAGACATTGGTGAAAAAAAGAGATAAAGATGAGGGGCTAACCGTTGGCCCCCCACGGATGTATTAAGGCATCACCCTGTTAATGGCCGACATTGGCCATGTTGGTTATTTAATCTCGACCGTCTTAGGCTTCTTGTTTTCTGGAAGCTCCTGCGTAAATTCGAGCTTAAGTATGCCCTCCTTCATCGAGGCGTCTCCTACTTCTATAAACTCACCCAACATAAACTTCCTCTTAAACGGGCGGTAAGCTATGCCTCCGTGAAGCACCGTGCCGTTCTCTCCCGGCTTAACTCCCTTTGAAGATATGGTTAGAACATTGTCCGCAACATTTATGGACACGTCCTTCTTAGAAAATCCTGCCAGTGCCATAGAAATCTGCCAAGAATGTTCCCCCGTTTTCACAATTTCATGTGGTGGAAAGTTGGGGGCATTGTTCGTATCATCGGCCACTGACCACATGTTGTTAAGCAGTTGGTCTATTCCTAATGAGGAACGCTCTGCGATTGAAACCATATTAGAGAAAGATAGTTCTTGCATTTTGTATCTCCTATAAGCAAGATGTTTGGAAGCCTGTGATTAGCACTTCCAACACTATTCTACCACACATTAACCACCATTGCAACCCCTACTTAAAGGGCGCACCCGTGGCCCATGCCGTTAGACTATAGCGAGTGCCTTGGTGTACGGGAATGACCCTGTGGTAGTAGTAACTAGGGAAGACAACCATTCTTCCCGGTATACGTAGCTGTGGTTCATTCTTTATCCTTTTCTTGTACGAGGCAGATGGACTTCCCCAACTAAATTGAAAGTCACCGCCTGTAAAATCGTCGTTCAGTACCACGTTATAGGTAAGCTTACGCATTGGGTCTGTGGGTTGTACGTCTAGGTGCCACCCATATGCCTGTCCCTCCCTGTACTTGCTAAGTTGTAGGTTCTCTACACCGGTTATGTCAAAGTTCCATCCAGACTCCTCATTAGCCTTCTTGATCCACTCAAAGACCAAGGTTTTAAAATCCGGGTTGTCCATTGCATAAATAGTATTAGATCGAATGTTCTCTATTCGTTCTCCTTCCCCGACCTTTCCCTGCTGTTCTTCCAAGTTGTCGCATAAAGACATAACTGCTTTTCTGAAGTCCTCCTCCATGTCTGGAACAGTATCTCCCGAATACCACAACTCTCCGTACATTTCCTATACTCCGCAGCTTCCACCGTGACCAGTAATGTCACAGATGTCGTGTGTCTCCACGCTCTCCTCAAACACCTCTCCTAGCTTGTCTACAGCTTCACTATAAGGCACACTGCTAAGAGGTTGTCCTCCTCTACACCCGTCAGGATACACGGTGAAACCCCGCAACCTGTGAGCATAGCTGGCAAGAGTAGAGGCAAACTTATCCACAGTATCTTCATTGTTTAATTCAGTCCCCCACGCTGGCAAGTTAATGGTGCTGGAAATAGACATATCCACATAGTCCTGCACATCCGCTTGGAACTTGATACGCCTCTTATAGTCACCGGCCAAGTCCAGTGCTGACTCAATCTTGTCAGGCTTAACTCCGTACAGGTCTATAATTTCCTGAGCAGCACTGTCCACAACGTACTGATAGTGCCACTTATTTCCGTTCTTAAGATACCGCCTTTTGTAGGCAACCGCAAAAATAGGTTCCACGCCAGTAGAGGTGCCAGCAAGAATGCCAATGCTACCTGTAGGAGCAATAGCCCGATTAGCAACAGGGCGGGAAAGACCAAGAGCATCAGCACTGCTAGCACTGGTAGCGTCAGAGCGTCCCTTATAAACCGAAAGCCACTGGTGAAGCTCGTCTGTAACCTCATACTTACTACCCCTCTTAACTAACCATTCGTGCATGCCCATCAGGCCCAAGCCTAGGCGTCTGTTCTTTTCCCTAACCTCGTACACCTTAGCGTAGGGTAGTTTAGCTTTTTTAGTACCGCATATTAAAAACTTAGTAGCAAGTTCTACTACATCGGAGAACTCAGATATATCATCAATACGGCCCATATTAATAGAACCAAGATTGCAAACGTCGCTATCGTCAGAGCTAGTAACCTCGGTACAGGCGTTACGAAGCGTGTCTTTCTCTTTCTCGAAGAAGTTAAAACTGAATCCCGGCTCCGCAGTTCTAAGAGCCTGACGTATATTAGTCCTAAAGACATCACCCACATCTCCCGTTTTCCAGTAGTTTAGGAGCCATTCTGTATCATAGTTGACACTGATATTGGTCATGTCCATTGGAGCAACGTAGTTAAAGTCCTGCTCCTTAACCTGACCAATGCTGTACCCAGTTGTTCCTACTGGCATGTCGTACCAGTTCTTACACCCCAAAAACTTTTCTATGTCTCTGTGCTTCCAGTTAAGGCTGGCATATATGGCGGACCTGCGACTACCGCCCTGCATCACCCTGCGACCAATTTCGTTGATCATCTGCATCTTTGGTATAGGGCCACTGGCAAGACCTCCGGTTGCCTTAAGCCCAGAACCCTCTGGCCTGTAGATAGAGTAGTCGATCCCGATACCACCGCCTGTCATAAGGCAAGACTCAGATTTCCAGCTAAGGTTAGCCCAATCCTCTCGACTGTCCTCCTCTGCCCTGAGTAGGAAACAGTTGTTAAAAAACTTATTTGGTCTACCTGCATAGTAAAGATAGCGACCTCCGGGAATAAACTTAAGATCAGTTATCATCTGTATAAGTTCTGATACCTCGTCGTCTGGTAGTATGTCCTTACAAACATCCTCGACCAAAGTCTTTGCCAAATCTGCCCAAGTATAGCACCCTTGGTGCGCGTACTTTTGTTTGAAAATGTCTTCGCTAAACTTAGAGCGAAACATGGGGTTTTCGTTGCTTTTAAAAGTCATAGTCGTTGCAATCCACTGGTCGAAGGTTAAACTTAAGAATGTTGTCCTCTATCCTATCTTGTAGTATACTCACCAGTTCGATAGGTTCTACATCAAGTATATCTAATATCTCTTCGTTGCTATACGCTAAAGAAATATCAAGCAACTGTTCGTCAGAAAGACTTGGCATTGCTTTTCTCTCCCCCCATGCCTTTAACTAGGAACACGGGTCGTCCCGATCTAAACTTAATATCTAGACCCGGATCAGCCCAACACGTTGTCTTGTGTGAACAATAAGAGCAGTTTACATTAAGCTTCTTGCCCCCGCTCTGTTTGTCGTTTACTGGGTCAAAGCTGCGTTCCGGGGGAGAAGGCAAGGATGTTTCAGCCTTGACCTTCTTGATCCGTTTGCTGGTATCGGACAGCTTCTTGTGAGTATACGTTGCTAGCTCTCCGCTGCTTTTATCGAAAGCTAAGAAAGTACCCTGCGTCTTTCCCAAGGCATTGCCGTACCCACTTATCTGGTCTATGTATCCAAACGGGTCGTCGTCGGGCAGGGTACCGTTCTTAAACTTCTTCATGCCGAATGAACTGGAAGACTTAACATCCACAAGCTCCCCGTCGATGACCGCATCTAGGTGACCCTTGATACCGTCGATCTCTATCTGTGCCTGTTGCTGCTCAACTTTGTGACCAGCTTCTTTTGCAAGGTAAAGAACCAGAGCTTCGACAATATCACCCATCATAAATTTAATCTTTGTCTCTGGTCGAAGTTTCTCTGCGTTATCGTCTCCGTTTATGTCGTACCAGAGTGATCTAGTACAGGGCTTGCCTATGTTAGACATCCGTAGCGCACCACCCTTGCGCTCATTGGCGCTTACCCATAGCTGCTTACGGATTGAATCCATAATGCTAACGCCTAGCCCAAGCATTGCTTCCTGATTGGGGTTCTTAGTGCCGTCTTCCATTAGCTGGTATATGTCATCAACCAGCGTGTCTATGCTTTTAGCTTTGCTCATGTTCATACTCCAGCTTGGTTATACCCTTATAGCACTTCTTTTGACTGTTCCTTAATTTACCATCTTTTCTAAGTTCATACAACCTTCTATAATCTAGTCCGTTATCTTTGCAGTAGTCTCTTATCGTCCTGTCCTCTACTTTTTCGACAGACCCGTTTTTAAAATGTACGTGGAAGGGTCCACGATAGGCTGAGTTTTTAATACCACTAATCTTGTTCCTAAGCTGTTGGCTTATATAGCTACTAACGGGTCTGAAAAACCTCTTACCGCCTACGTTAGCATTGTAGTAGTCTTCGCTCTCAAGAACACCTAGCTCCATCTGTATCTTAGCTTCGTTATAATACAGGTCGCGTTTATTGGGGCAAAGCATTAGTATCTCAAACTTGAAAGCTCTCTTGCCGTATTTCTTGATGTCGGGCTTAAGATAGTTAGAGCTTGAACAGTAGTATCTCCACTCGCTTGCCTTAACTCTTTTGCGTTTCTTGAACCTCCAAAGGTGTTTGCATCCTATGTAGCTCTTGCCGCTTTCAACATGGGTAATCTGGTAGACAAATCCAAGGTGTTTGTCGGGATCGAACCTGCCTACCAGACTTACATCCCAGTGTCCATAGGTTGGGGCTGGCATGTTTAGAAGGGGGCGTCGTCGCTGTTTTCAAACGGGTCCGAAGCCTCAAAAGCTTTCTTAGAACCACCCTCTGGAACATACTCTACCGGGTCCGTAATCTTCACGGCGTTCATAAACGTAGTCATTCCCTGACCAAACTTGTTATTATAGGGACGTTGGGTAAGTTTGACCACTGCCTTCGATCCGTTGCTCAACATTGTAGCACCGCTGTACTCTTCGCCCTGTGCATCGAACAGGTCCGGCTTGTAGTTGCTCTTCAGGTGAACATAGGCCATGCCGTCATACTTGCCCTCGTCCTGCTTAACATTTAGGCCGATCTTCTTGGCTTGTTTAACCTGATCCCCCTCAATGCCCAGTGCCATAGAGTACCGGTCAAACTTGTCCTTATGGTCGAAGATGAAGGGGAAGTACATTACGCCTTCGAGGTATGTATATGTGTTAGACATTAGTGAATCTCGCTCCAGTTGTTTCCAATTTGTAGGTCGCAGTCTAATTTGCAACGTAGGTTGTAAGCTTTATTGACTTGCGATATAGATAGTATAACACACTGGCTCACAGGGTCAACATCTTTTTCGCAAGATTCCAAAACTAATTCGTCATGTACCATTGCAACTATACTAGCATCCAGTTTTCTCCTTCTAAGGTGATGATCTACATACATAAACCATTTTTTCATAAGCACTGCGCTGGAGCCTTGTATAAGCGTGTTCAGGCTAGCATGTGCGTGTCGTACGCGCAGCACCCTGCCGTCTATGCCCTTAAGCTTTCCCTGTGATGCTCCCTTCCGCTGCACGGCCTCTGATAGCCGCTTATAGGAGGGTAGATTAGACAGAAACCTGCGCCTAAGCTCTGCACCGTCTCTTGCAGTACCACCCACCACGCTACCTATCTTGGCGTCTCCTGCTCCATACAGCAGGGCGTAGATAAATGTCTTTGCCTGTGGTCTTGTCTCCAATCCCGCCATCTCTTGATTAGCCGTGTGTATGTCTCCGTGTAAGACCTCCTTGGTAAACCCGTCATCGTTCATGTAGTGAGCCAGAACACGTAGCTCTAACCCGGCAGCATCTGTGTCTATAAGCTTCTTATCTGGGCTAGCCTCCCAAACTTCTCTACAGTCTGCCCCATACTCTACTCTGACAGAGGGTATCTGTTGCAGGTTTGGCTTCACGCTGCTCATTCTATTTGTAATGGCTCCTAGTGTTCTATACTGGCAGTGTACCCTGTCCTTGTCGGAGCATAGCTCTATCCAAGACTTTATCTGGCTAGTTCGTTTCTGCAAGAGAAAGTATCTGGCCAGCTTCTTAGCTACGTCCAAGTCACAGCCGGATAGCGTAGTCTCATCCACCTTGGGCAAACCAGTGTCGGTAAATACCTTTGGCTCCCAGCCTAGCTCTACTAGCCTCTCCCCTATCTGCTTACGACTTGCTGGATTAAACTCTACCACCTTATCCTTAAGCCTCTTGCCCGTCTTCTCAGAGTACCTTTGCGTAATCTGGTCAGCGAACAGGCCCTTACACTCTACGCTAATACGATCCTGCTCATTCATCAGGTTGTTAAACAGCGATACTGTTTTGTCACGGTTAAGCTTGAACCCATTTTTGCTAACCCTATCAGCCACTATCCGCATCCTGTGTTCGTCTCTGATAGACTGTTCGCTGAAGTCTGACATAGCGCTGTAGAGGGTTTGATAAACCTTCTCACACACCCTTACATCCTGTTCACAGTATTGATGAAGCTCGTTGCTCATAAAAGAAAAGTCCCCGCCATATTGCATCTTGGCAAATCCAAGCCTGTCTCCCCAAGATCGTAGGCTATGCCCACCCTCTCTGGCAGGATCATCCATCATAGAAAGAACTAGCGTGTCTACCATGCGGTCCAGAGGTAGGCGAACATCCCAAAGCCTAGCCAGAACAGGGAAATCAAAGCCCAGACCGTTATGTGCAATTACCGAGTCGAAACAGTCTAGATACTGTTGCAGACCGGCAGG